TTTTTCTTCGCAAAAAATACTTTTCCTAATTTTGTAGCATAATAAGTAATGAAAGTTGCCAACACTGGTAATAAAGCTGAAATAACCAAATTAACAATATCTAATAATAACTTTTCCCAATTCATCTCTTTTTCCTCTTTCTTTCTATATCTAACAAATAATGTTTAGACCTAATCAAAATAATTCTTATCATACGCAAACCAACGACCAATTAAATCCGTTCTACTTCCTCCGCATATTCGCAACAAACAGTCTTTGTTTGCATTGTTTGCAGAATAGCCGTCATCAAACTTCAGAATGTCGCCTACTTTGATATTCTTTTTAGTATCATATGACGCTGTTTTTGATGCTCTTGTAGGATATTCCTTTCCGCTGTTTAGCGTTCCTTTAGTGCAAACAACAACCCTCGTACCCTCTACTACTGGTAACGGTTCTACTGGTTGCGTTTCTTTCATTTCTCTACGATCCACTTCCAACCATGTATATCCATTTGCTTTAATAATCTTGTTCCACCCTTTGAGCGCAAAGAATATTTGATGTGGGTATAGAGATACATCATCAGCAAACTTCAAATATCCATTTGCTGTGTATGCGGTCTTTTTAGAAACCCATCCCAAAGCAACTTCAATGTGGATGTGGTTCCCTGTTGCTCCACCTTTGGTTCCTTCGTCATAAAACTTCTCTCCGGACTTAAAAACGCGACCAATAGCCACGTCGTTAATATTGTTATCATGAGTTAGTGCCACGGTAATTACTCTCGCTACCCCATCCTCGCACATGACTTGTGCTTTGTTTCCATTTTCATCACAAGAACCAAAGAAGATAGTATTCGCTGATGTTGTGATTGCTAATACTTTTCCAGTGAATGGAGCATATCCTTGCTCGATTCCTGAATCCTTACCAATAATATCAATCGCTTTCATTTGGTAATGACTGTACTTTTTAGTTGTGTTGTGTCTTTGTGATACCCCTACATTTTGCATAGGGAAAATTGCGTATTCCATAAGTATATCCCCCTTTTCATTAATTAATGCGCTCCCACGCTTCCCATTTTGTTACTTGAAGTTCATGCAATCCATATCCTTCTCCACTACCTGTTCTAACTATTTTTAATCCGAAATATACTGTGTTAGTAGATATTGGAGTTGTGTTTAATACAGCGGTAGCTATTAAATTAGCAAGAACTTCATAAGAACCATCCTCTTTTTTTCCATATATTGTGTACGTCATTGGATTTCCACCAATTATTGACGCCAATTCTCTTAATCGTATGCCAACAGGAAAATTGATGCTTTCTTCTCTATTGAGTGATGGCGGATACGTCCCTGCCACATTATCAAACGTGCGATAATCGGTAGCGGTAAATCCATTCCAATTATTTGAGGTCATTGTGTAATATTGCCCATTATGACTAACCCAATCATATTGTGGGGTAGTTCCTGTTCCTCCTGTCGTGTTTCTCATTCCTAACGGCATATTATTTACCCCCTAAATATTTCATAACCATTGGGATTGCAAGCGTTGGCATAGTATCTGCTCTATTTCTAATTTGCATTTCTCCTGCTGCTTGAGAAACTAAAACCAACCTCAAAGCCAAAGCCTGTTCCCATTGTTCATTGGTATATTCGCTATCATTCGCATTCATAATCTCCCAAAAATTATCAGCGGTAATTCTTGAATCCGTAAATGTATAAACTCCATCATCCCAATCTGTAGGGTCAATCAAAATGTCCCTTATTGATGGAGATTCATTGAATATCCAATCTAAATCAACACCTACCGCAGATTGATTAAACGACCTAGCATATACATTTGCCGATGTAGATATCAGTTGAGATACACGATTATCAAGAATTTGATGGAAAAGGAAAATATTGTTTTCTGGATATCCTAAAGTTTCGCCATTAGCGATAAAATAAAAACCAGTTGGCGTTTCTAACCAATTGGCTTTATCATTGCTTAATAGAGTGATTACTTGTGTATTCAAAATCAAATCTTCATAATTTGGCTTTCCATTGGAGCCAATCTTTAAATACTGTCCAATGTTTCCTGCTTCTGGGGCTCTTATTCCTAACACATCTAAATCATCATTTAGAAAATCAATAAGGTCGTGCATAGGTTCTGATTCCCACGGTGTACCTGGAACATTTCCTAACCTATCAAAGAATAGTGCTTTTTCATCATTACGATTCATCTGCTTCCTCCTTTTCTTGGTATTGTTCAATTAATGCTGTTAGTGCAACATTTTCATCTGTTAACTGCATAATCTTTCTTCTTTGAGTCTCTATTAGTTTCATTGGGTCAATTTCAATCTTATTCATGCTTTTTCCTCCATCTTTTCAATACGCGCATTTAGTTCTTGAATATACTTTACTATTGGCGCAATTAACTCTGTATAAGAAATGCTTTCTTCATTGCTGAAGTAATACTTACCCTCTGTTGAATCATATACATCTTCTGCAATAAACCCCATATGTAATCTTCTGTCCTCGGCACCAATCATTTTGTATGTGATTGGATTTAAAGAATTAATAATCGAAATATCAACGTCTTCAACATCTTCTTTTATTTTTCTAGTTGAAGATATATCAGGTGGAGTGTCTAAATATATTCCGTACCACCGTTTATTAGGCAATCCTAATCGTTCGCTCGAATTCGGTTGCAGTGCAAAATTATTAAACATAAATGCACCATTATCTTTTAGGAAAAATGCAATTCGATTATTGACTCTTTCATCTAATTCTATTGAAGAGTAATTGCTCCTCAATGCTAATAAGAAATTATCTGGTTCAAGCGAAAAATATGGACGTCCTTTACTCCCCATGTAATACATCCTGTCCCAACTTACAAAAAAGTTATAATCATAGTATTCTGAAGTGTTACTAACCCTAAACCCATTTCTTCCTTGATTCACAAATCCAATAGACGGAACCATTCCAGGAGTGGGACTATTGACAGCATCATCAAATATTAACGAAGCTAAATTGTTTCCATATAAGTCATTTACGTTCAAGTTCCCACCATCAATTGTGATAATTGATTTTGCACCAGTAGCCATTACCTTCCCATTAAAAATATATTCATTTGTTGTTGTATCAAAGAATACTTTTACATCTCCATCATTGTCTTTCAAAGTAAATCCCTCCCCGATTGCTGTTATTCCAGTTGCAGCATCAATATTTAATATTGCGCTTCGTATTGATTGCTCAATTCCATCTACTATTATTTGTTCTGCTTTTAATTCAATTCTACTGCCCATCAAATCAATATTAGATGTATTGTGTTCTACTACTTGATTAGTTTCATCTAGGGATGATTGTTTCGCATAAAGGTTCAATTCTCCTCTTAACGCATTAATTCCTGACTGCGCAAAGAAAATAACTTCATCCATTGATACACTATATTCTTGTGGGGAGTTCAATGTAAACATTGTTCTAGTAACGATGTATCTATCCAATTCTTCTAACTCTACATCAAAATAGAATTGTATAAACTCTGTATCTTCGTTTAGTGTAATGGATGTTTGACTCATATTGAACGCATCATAATCAGGTAATGATAATAATTTTGTTCTCTTGATTTCTTCACCATCTACATCAAACTCAATAGCATTGATATCAAACTTTTTAGAAACACCCATTGAATAAGTCCTTAGGAAATATTCTTTACCTCCTGTAACTTGATTCATTCTCGAAAAGGCTTTGCCATTAAAGTAAAACTCAAATCCAGTTCCCGCAATGTTGTTGATGTCGATTACTTTCATAATTGGATCGTTCACTAACCTCATATCGTAATTGGTTCCAATTACCATGTCTTGGTCAAAGTCTGTTCGCATATCAATAGGAACTGATTCGAATGTATATCCATCTAGTCCTGTTATACCACTTGAATTCATCCACATATTAGGATATCCCATTGTCGAAACGATTAATTGAATATCATTCACTGTTATTGTTAATTGGGATAAACTTTCATCTAAAACGTCTTGCTGTTGAACAAGCAAAGCGATTTCCCCCTCTGCTTTATTAACTCTAATTTCTGTCTCAATAGATTTTTGATTAGCACCCGCAAAATAATAATTAGTTAATGATTCAGGTAGTTTTTTTGTAGTCAATTTCCCTGTCAAACCGCCCGTATAAGTAAACGTCATACCAGTTAATGGAATGTTAAATAACTCATTTTCACTGTTTGTCAACTGAATAATATCTCCAGGGTCAAAATCTGGTCTTGCAAACATATCTAAATCAAATGGGTTATACTTAAATCCGTTTATTTTGGTGAATAATTGATTTACTATTTCTTGCTTTGTTTCGTTTGGTAACAAGTCCATAAAAACATTATCGAATATTTTTAATTCAGTTAAACCATTCTCTTCAATACTTTGGTTATCTTTTGCAAATATATCCTGATAGCTTTCATCTGCCCCTACTGCTCTGTTTCCGTACACTAGCGCATTGATTGGGCCATTTTCTTTTTCTAGCTTAAAACCAAAAGTATCGAAAGAGAAATTAATATCCCCGTCTTGGATAGGTGAAGTTTCAAAAATATCTACGACTTTTAAATTGTCTTGTCTGTCAGCAAATCCAAAACATAAATTAATCATTAAATAGTTTGCTATAACAGTTCTATCCGATATTGGACTACCTTCCCCAATGTTTAATGATGTAAATAAGAAATCATCTAAATACATTGTCGGAGAATTCGCAGATAAAGCAACTCCATTTCTGCCTAACAGTGTTTCTAATATTTGCCTTCCAGTCATTGGGAATATAAGCGTTTGATAATGTACGTCTAACTTTGATACATAATCAAATGCTGTTATTGTAATTTGTTTGTTGATTTCATCTGTTTGTTGTCCATCTTCAGATACAATAAAACTCTTGAATGGCATCCACGTTATTGCTGTATGTGTCGAATCATAAACGCCTATTTCAAGAAATAATTCCCTATTGATGTAACTTACTGCATCATCATAAAGAAAAGTAGCCCCTAACTTCCAACTAGGCAACTCTCCCACAAACGAATCACATATAAATTCTAAATCTGCCTTTATTAAGTAATTTTCATTACTGATTGTGATATCATCGAAAGTTAATCGAAATACCACACTAGGCGCTTGCTGTGTAATTCCGTTTTGAAAATCTTGATTGATAAACATTTAGCACCTCCTATTGCTCTATGAATGTAACTTGTATTGATCCGTACCCTATTACATCATCAAAATGAAAAAGAGACGGAAATTTCCTGTCTCCTTTATAAAATGTTTTTGTTACTATTCCTTTTTCGCTTGGGTCATAGCAAGTGATTGGAAACATTGGAACTCCTTCTATTGCGGTCATAATACTTTCGTATTCCGCTTTGGTTAACATACTCCAACGAGCATCCCATTGTCTTTTAGTTCCTAGATAATTGAATCTCATAGTCAATCCACCTACACGTTGACTGTTATCTACTAAATCCATAAAGGAAGGAACCCAACCATCTATCCAATCAGGAGGAGGTATTTTTACGCCATTAATGAAAATATCTGTATTAGACATTGAAAGTTACCTCCTTACCTGTTTGTCTTCCGTAATCTTTCGCAGAATCAATCATTGTATCTAGTAATTGTTTTCCACCAATATTTACAACAAGATGGATCATTTCGGATGAAACGTTTCCGCTTTCTTTAAATGCGTTCATGAATTCACTCAATACACTTCTAAATGTATCTGCCATGATGTTTTGTGGCGCCACAATTTCTGGATTACTGTTTGCTCCAGGGTATTCCCCTGCAATGTTCAATGTTGGTTTCTTTAATACTCCACCACCAGCTAACATTGGGATTTGTGGAACTGGCATAGGGTTTTGACCCCATAACCCCGCAAACGGTTTCCCAACAAACGGAATGTCTAGATTTCTTATAGTATTCAATATTCCGTTTATTCCATTAAAAGGAACAGAAATAACTTTATTCAAACCACTAATAATTCCATTTACAATTGTTTTGAATATATTGGTAATTCCGCCTACAATACCATCAAATATTTTTCCGCCTGAATTAAATAATCCCAATATGAAATTCCATGTGTTTTGGAACACTCCGGATATTATCTTGCAGAATCCTTCAAAGATTTGTTTTACACCATCTAACGCCATACCCCAATCATTTGCAAATATACCTTTAAGGAACGTAACAACACCTTTAAATATTCCGATTAAGTTATCGACTATTACCGATACATTCTTGAAAAATAACCCAATTTGTTGCCCCATAGCAGAAAACACAAAAGCAACAACTCTTGACACCAAATCAAGAACGTCCGTAATTAATGGGCCATATTTTGCGACAAACCAATCTACTAGAGGTTTTAAGGTATCATTCCACAGTTCTGTCATAATCATTACAACGGATCTAACAAACTCTACCCAACCATCCCATAGTGGTTTGACGCCATATTGCCAAATGTTTTTAAACATCGCAACCATGCTATCTAATACTGGTTTCAAAATAGAGTTCCAAATATTTGATATTGTTTCTTTGATGCCTTCCCAAGCTGTGATGATAGATGTTCTAAATCCTTCATTTGTTTGCCATAGTTGAGCGATTGCAGCAACAACTAAACCTACAACTGTCGCAACAACCGCAATAGTTGCTGCTAATGGTCCAAATGCTGCATTCAACCCTAATGCAATGGTCTTAAAAACACCCAAACTTTTGGCTACTGTCAGGAAGTTTTTTATCCATCCCACAATTTTAGTTATCGTTCCAATGAATGCTACTGCTTTAGGAATAATAAATGCTGTAGCAAGTGCCGCCCCTATACCCGCTAGCATAGAAATAACCGTTACTTTATTTTGTTCAATAAAATCAGTCAATCCGGAAAAGTAACCTTTTATTTTATCAACGATACTTTGTATTCCTGATAATTCTTTTTCATCAAGATTGATTGCCCCAATGCCACCACTTCCACCACCTCCGCTATCTTCGGTCATGTCGTTTAGTTGGTCAAATCCCGCAATCTTATTCATTGCTTTTCCATAGCCCTCTGCGGACTTCTTAGCGTTATCTAAAGCCTTTGCGTTTGCGTTAGAAGCCTTTACACTCTTTCCAAACAACATACTTATAAACGCCGCTAAATAGGCTGTAGCCTTTGAAATAATAGACATTAAACTATTGATAGCTGGTAGTATCGCTTCATAAATAGGCTGAAAGGCTGTTGCCAAGTTTGATTTGATTTGGTCAAGGCTTTTTGAAAACTCTTTGTTGCTTTTTAAACTTGCAGTAATATTTTGAAAAAATCTCCTAACGCTTGTACCAACAGTTCGAATCAAGAGTGATATTCCCAAAAACTGTCTCATAAGAGAGCGTGTAACTCCGCCAATATTAACTAATGGTCTTTTTGCTTTCTTGCTTGCCTTTTCAACGTTTCTAAAAGATAACCCTAACTTGTCGGTTTGATTTGCCAAATCCCCCGTATCTTTCGCGGTTTCACTTGTATTAAGACTTTCTATAGCGTTGTCTAGATTTGTTATGCTTGGAGTTAAACTGTCGGATTTTGATTTCAAAGAAATAATCCTATTTTCTAACTTCAACATTTCTTCGGTTACAACACCTTTTCTCTGCATGTCAATTTTATTACTTAGTTGCTTTTGCAATTCATAAATCTGTGCATTCAAATTTTCTTGCATCGCGATTGAGTTGTCTCTTTGGTTAGTCAAATCATCTAGTGTTACTCCGCTTTTTACTTTAGGAGAAGAAACACTTGAAGCGTTATTTACCACTTGTGCTACACTTCTTTTTTCAAAAGCTTTACCCGATGCCTTTTTTATTCCATCAGCAATGTTCTTTCCTATCTTTTCCCCAGCAGATGTTCCCTGCTTTACTATTGAAGATAAAGTTTTCCCAATTCCTCTGGAGAGGTTGTCTTTACTGAAGTTCTTCTCAATGCTCGATTTTAGCTTTTGAGATACACGATCGGATACGGAAGCGACTTGTTTTTCTGTGCTTGAACCAACCTCAATATCAAGGCTTATCTGAACAGAACCTATATTTGTATCTGGCATATTACCCCTCCTTTCCAAACATCTGCTTGAACATCATTTGTATTTCTTTTGTTGCTTCCTTTTTTTCCTTATCGGTCATGTTATTAAGGCGTTCTTTATCCACTTTCTGGCGCCATTCGTTCTGTATCTTATTTTGGTCTTTACTAAAACCTTTTAATCTCTCATGGTCTTTTTCTGCCCTTATAGACACAACAGAACCTAGTGGAGATTCTGGAAGCAACCCATTGACTAAATTAAAAAATTCCATCCAACTCATATCGGTTTCCCTTTCAAGTCGAATAGAATATTGTTGAGCGAAACTTGCTTCTATTAACGCCCAATCATCGAATAAATCATAATATGGCGAGTAAGGATCACTTGGATTCCTTTGACTCTTGAAATCGTTCTTTTACTTCTTCCAACTCCTCGCCACCAATCGCAGCCATAACAGCTTCAGTAATAAGCATATATGCTTGTAAAGATAAATTCATTTCAGTAATTTCTTTTAGTGCTTTTTTTCCTAATGCTACTTCAATGAGTTTATCTAACATTTCTTCTTCAGTTAGTTTTTCATCCATGCTAATTGCTTGTATATGCAATGCAGCAGTTTTTGATGTGTTTACTTCATAATTCTTATCTTCTGTAACAGATATAAAAGGGCGTTCATTTGCCGCCCTTAATCTGTCAACGATGTTATACCGTTTGCTCATTTTTATTCTCCTCTTCAGATTTTATTGACTTAACCTCAATTAGAGGTTTTTTCAATTTATTTTTATTGCTCAATAACAAATCAATTCTTTCTTTTTTTGGTGTGTACCCAACACGTGGATATTCTTTCCCTACACGATACGAATAGTTTCCATCTTCTGTATCGTTAAAGTTATGAATAACTGTGTATTTCATGTTACGCGCCCTCTGTGTATGTTGGTTCTCCATCAGATTGGAATTCAAACTCTAACGGTGCAACATCCACAGATTCACCCGTTCCCGTATTTGTTACATTGACAACGCAATTAAACGCTAATTTACTTCCATCTGGGAATTCTATTTCTGCATCTGTTGATAAAACACGACCTGTTTTGAATGCTAGACTATGAATATAATCATTTCCTGCATCTCCAACATTACGTTTCCCAGTTAATCCAATTACAAATCCTTTTCCAGTTGCTAATCGTCTAATCCAACCTTTAGTGTCCATAGGCGACCATTCTTGGATAACGCCATCAATAGACATGCTAAATCCTTCCATATCTGCGATTGATTCCATTGTCGCTGTACTAGATGGAGTTGTATTTACTTTAAAGACTAAATCAAATACTGGAAATACTCCTGAATATGCCATTCTTTTTTCCTCCTATTTATTTTGGTAGATGACTTCAAACTCTATGGCGAAGTCATATATTTCTTTTTCGTTGATACCTAGTGGAATGATGTTTCTAATATTAATCATGACTACCTTAAATCCATTTATTTCTGGATGGGTAACATTCAATAATGCTTGTCGAATTTCTTCTGCAAGTTCATCAGTTTCTTTCATGTTTTTCGTTCCGTTTAAGATACCGTTTGCAGCAATAGATGAATAAGATTCCAATCTCCCTATTGCTTTCTGTGGTGGCGTAGTTCTGCCCCTACGAAAGGTTATGGTCCTTTCTTTACTTGCATCCACTTTGCCAACATAATAATCTGTTAAACCAGGGAATAATGTTTGAAACAAATCCCTAACATCTGATATTGTCATGAAAACACCCTCCCCAATTCTTCTTTGTAAAACTCTGCGAACTTTTCAATAATTTCATGTGTTCTTTCTCCGTGAATGAAATCATCCATCCAGTGATCTTGTGCATTAATGTTTTTATCAGTGCTAAACGTTACTCCATCTGCGTTGTAGTACCATCTACGTGCATAAGGTGTGTCAAAAATCACTTTTGCTAAAGTATCTGAAATGATTCTTACAAATCCACTACGTTCTAGTTCTCCCGTGTCTTTCGGAACTTTAGCACTTGCAATAATTTCACTCAAAACCCATTCGGCGGTTTTCTCTAGCGCTCTTCTTTTAGCACCATGTTCCATTTCATCAATTAGTTTATGATTGAGAGAGACTTTTGTTTTAACCTTTACTTTCATATCAAAGAAAGTTCAGTACTAAAAGTAGAACCATCTGGATTATCTGGTTTATTCACGCTATAAACCCTTTTTTCCATTCCTTCAACAGAAACAAAAAGCGGTGTTTCCTGTGTCATTTCTGGAAGATAAATATTTCCTTTACACACAATCATTCCGCTTAATGTTATTAGTTCTTTTCTTTCATTCAAAATCTGTTTCGTTTTCTTATCAAATCGAACCTTACCAGAAAAGAACTCTGTATCATCATTCCCACCATCACGATTTGATTTTCTTTGATAGATTTTAGCATCGGTGGTCAGTGTCCATTCAGGAAACGGAAGTTTAATATTCACAGAATACGTACCGTTAATCCTGTCTGTTTTAGAAGCTCAAACGCTCTAATTGGTGTCGCAATACCATTCTGCCCTGATACTTTTGTTCTATCGAACGAAACACTGGTAGAACCCGCTCCATAACCCGATAACGGACTATCAAGCATCTCTCCATAGGTATGTGTAAAATCTGCGTGCATACACACAACCATCTTTACTCTCTCTTGTTGAAAGTCTGTTAGGTTTTCAAAACCTCTTCTGGTAATTCGGTTATAAGTCATGGAATCGACATCAAATGACGCATCTCGGAGCCTTTGCTCTAGGACATCATTGGGAATCGTCGTTCCTTTGAAAGTGTCGTTATAAAATGTTGCGTCTGCATATGGTGTCATGTTCCCCTCCTTATCTACGCTTTCTTTTTGCCTAGTTCAACAATTTTTGCTTCTAGTTCTGCAATTTTAGTGTCTGCTTCTGCTTTTGCAGTTGTTAGCTCTAGATTTGTTTTCTCTAGTTCAACAATTTTTGCTTCTAGTTCTGCATCCACTTTTACCACTGATGGATCATGAATAACGGTTTCTTTCTTTTTGTCATCAAGTTCAATGATTTTATATCCATCTGCAATAAACTTTGCTTGTTCATTTATATCAATTTTTTCTTCGCGGTTTCCTTTAATTGCTAATAACATATTTTCCTCCTTACGCTGCTACATTCATTGCTACACCTGCTACTTTTTTCGTTACGATAAAGCAGTCATGATGCGCACGGTTTTGATACAACCATCCAAATGCTGATTCTGGTGTAGAACCTTTTGGCCATAAGTAAATATCTTTAATTTTTTCAGGAGCCATGATTGCACTATTGTGATAAAGAATCATATTGATTTGTTTAGCACTTGCTGCAGGTACTGCTCCTTCTGTGAAGTCGTAAACTGTTTTCATGCGATCTGATGGAACAACATCAATTTGTACTTCATCTAGTCTGTTTACGATACGGTCAATAGAATTGTTGTTACCATTGTTTACTTGGATTTGTCTGCTTAATCCTTGAGCATTTTTCAAAATTGTGTTTACAGATGGTGTTACTTTCATACGACGTTCACTTGTAGGCACTCCCGCTTCATCCATTTCTTGCATTAAAGCATCAAACTCTTGTAATACATTTGCTTGGGTTAATGCAGTAGTGCTGATGTTTCCGCTCAAAGTAACTAAATCAGCATATAAACCTGAATAACGGTAGCAATCCATTTCTGGAATAGCATGATCAGTGTTAAATGCAGCTGTTACATTAGCGGCAGTTAGTACTTGGTTTGTTTCGTCAACGTCTAATTCATCAACATAGAACTCGACGTTACGGTCAAACTTTAATTTGTAAGGAATCCAATCGTTCGTAATTGTTCCACGATTTTTTGAACCATCACGTACATGGTCCTTATATCCAGTAGTCGCTACTTCTGCAACACGGATAGTTTGTGCATCAATAAATCTGTAATTTCTATTAGATGCAAAGTCTGCGCTCGTTAATTCACGTGCGTATTGTTGTTCAATTTCTCTTTCGAATCTTTCTGCATAGTTATATGGCATATATTTGCCCTCCTTTTATTCATTGCCAAACGCTTTAGCGATAAGGTCGTCGGCTTTCCCTTTGTCTTTCGTGTTGTCTCCGCCAATTTTGAATTTGATACTTGTTTTATCTTCTTCTTTTTCTTTGGTATCTCCTTTTAGTTCTGGCCATTCTTTCAACAACTCTGTAATCGCACTATTTAATTGTTCTGCGGACAGTTCGCCATCCTCGTCTAGTAACCCTTCAGAATCAATCAATCTAACTGCTCGATTCGCTTTTTCAGGTGATACTCCATTCTGTGCTAACGCCCACTTAATCTCCGCTTGTACGTATTTGCTTTCAAACGGATTTTCAGTTTCAACCGTACTTTCTTGCTGTCCAGTATCTACTGTTGGTTGCTCTTTTTTAACAGGTTTTTTCTTTGCTTGGTTTTTCTTGTAAGTTTCAACCGCAGCATTTACACGACGATCAAATTCGGATTTATATTCCTTTACACTTAAAATTTCATCGAATGTTAAATCTTCGTTTTCTTCATCGTTTTGGTCTGCCGAATCGTTATTGCTTTCGTCTTGACCATCTTCTGCAAAAAATTGAATTTGCAACTTTACTAATAAATCTTTCATTTGTTTTTTTCCTCCTCTAGCCCAAATCCGTGCTTGTTGCCCAAATCCGTGCTTAACAATTGCTTTCTTTTATGGCTAAACATAAAGCCAAAAATAAAAGAGCTACTTTTGCTCTTTAGTTTTTCTTTGAATTCTGTTTTTTATGCTTTCTTTGCCAGTGCTTTTCTCTTTCTTTTTCGCGGTAACTATTGGTGTTTTATCGGAATTCCATCTTTCAATCATTTTCATTTTTGTAACTCACTTTCACATAATAGATGCCGTCGTTTTCTGATGTGGATTTAACTATAAACTTGTCGTTCCCACTACATATGACTTCGTTTTCACCTTTCCACGCTGATAACTTAGACACATCAACTCCGTTATGACTTTCGTTAATAAAGACGACTTTATATTCTTTTTGGCTTGCAAAATCAATAGCAACATTTTTTTCTGTAGCCCATGAGCTTATTCCGCGCATATCTATTTCGCTACCACCAGAAATACTATCCAAATACCTGGCGAATTCTGTTTTGTCCTCAAATGATAATCCCCTATAAGTTTGATCGTTATATTTTGGCGCCATTTCTATATAGCTTTCTAAATCTTTTCTTAATGCTGTTACCTCTTCCGAATTGTTTTCTAAATCTCTAATCTTCTTATACATGGAACTTCCTGTATATCTTTTAAGAGCATCATCGTATTTTATTGCTTGCTCTAATTGATCTAAAGAATAATTATCTTCGACGCCCATTTGTTTGAGTATGCGTTCTTGTTGGATTGTTACATCGTGTTTTTTAAGCCTTTCAATACGACGTTCTTCATCGGCGCCAGTTAGTTTGTCATGTTCTGCTTGTTTTTCGCGTAACTCTTTGCCTTTAGCGATTCGGTCTTTTCCTTTTGAGACATCGTATTCTTTTTGGAGTTTATCAATCTTCTTTTGCAATCTATTGGCTATTTCTTTCTTTGATTTTGTTTCTTCTGTTTTTACACTTTTCTTTATTACATCATCTAACGACTGGCCTTCAGCAATAAAAATTTTTCTACCCATAACAGTGCGCCACACGCCGTTTTCCACTATGACACCTCCTTTTCTGCATAAAAAAAGACAGTGTTTTACTGTCTTGAATATTTTATTAAGCATTTACCGTAGGATTTATTCTTTCCCTCCAATATTGCCTTCTTAAATTAGGATTGTTTTTGATGTGTTGTCTTAATCTACCTTGATAATATCTAGCATATTCCTTTGCTTTTTCTACGTTTCTATCATCAAGTGAACCTTCTGCAATTCTTTTCCATTTCCTAATCTCACGCTCGTAAAAGCGTTGTCGTTGTTCTTCATAGTACTTTCTCAATGCTTCTGCTTTTTCTGCTTTTGTGAACTCTTTAGGTTTCGTTGTTTTATCCTCAAAGTAAGTAGTAATACTATGCCTACAGTTCGGATGTAAAAATCCTTCTTCCATTGCTGTAGATAACAAAGGATATCCAGTAGATCGCGATAGTTTTATTGCTTCTGCCTTTGTGAGAGAAGTAAACACATCATCAATCAAAACTCTACCCTGCCATTTCAAGCATTTAGGACAACAATTAGCGTGTTGTGAAATTAAGATAGTATAAACGCCTATCCTATCTCTAACTTTCCCCTGTGCCATAAATGTGGCTCTCTGGCTTGCTGTTCTTAAATACATTTCGGCATAGTTAGCAATATTTACTCTTTTGCCATCTTTATAGATAATACAATCAACACCATTTTCAAGAAATCCCTTAGAAACTTCATCTACTGCTTGTCGGATGGTCTTTGTTCCACTACCAACTTTTAAAACTGCTTTATTAATAATCCCTTTGTATGCTTCGTCCATGTTCCGCATAATCTTGCTATCGATTTTAGAAAAGTCTGTTTGCATTTCCTCAATTAATGACTTTAACTTCTCGTCATTTACTTGAAAGAAGTTGTCTTCCTTCACTTCTGGCATTCCTAAATCCGTACTGTTATCAAAACCTGCTAGATCCATTTCAATATCATCAAACAACTCTAAAGATTGCTTATAAGCATCTTGATATTCTACTTCTAAGACACTTTCAATGGTTTCCATGATGTCTTTGTGGTAAGTAGCTATGAGTTCTTTGTTGTTTCTTCTAAACTCCTCGATACTTCTTAATTTAGCCTTTTGCCACTGTTCCCACTGAAAACCACGCTTCAACTCTTCTCTTTCGTGTCGTTTGAGATTCCTTTTTAGTGATTCAATTAGTTCTAACTCTAATTCAATGAATAAATCTCTTAGACTGTATTGGTCTAACTTACTCATTTATAATTTCTTCATCCGTTTCAATTAACGGAGTGTCAAACTCATTGAATTGTGGTTCTCTAACTGAATCTTCATTTTTAAGTCTTTCTATTTCTGCTTCTTTCTCTTCTGGTGTCCATGTATCGCCATACAATTCTTCTACAGCGGTTTCTATTGACATAACCTTATTCGTTCTAGCGTTGCTAATCGTTTCTACTTGGGCTTCAAACGAAGGATTAGCATACTCTCCGAAGTCTACAGAAACATTATAATTTCCTGTGTTTCTGTTATTGATTAAGTCATCAGCCATCAAAACAATGTTTACTAATTGAGGAATGATTTTTTCTAACTTTCTAATAATCTTACCTCTCGTATACAAAGTGGCTTTTTCCTTTTCTCTTTGGGCTTCGGCGTTGTCTAGTTTCTTATTGTCAATTCCCAAAGTAGAAGGGCTAATCACACCTTGCAATACTAAATCTAACGCTGTGATATATGTTTCTAAATACTCATTAGATTTTATCTCTGGGCTTTCTACTTGTATTTTGTTTTCCGCCCCTTCTTGTTTGTTGCTATTAGTGCCAACAAATCGTGAATCAAAAGTGCTTGGTTTTAGTAATAATCCCGTGCTTGGGTCTCTAGGAATTAAGTCATCTGGAATATATGTCTTTGTTCTTCCATCTCTTAAAGCATCTATCCATTGCGACCACGTTTCATCTAGCGAATCTAACGCGCCTTCTTTTTCTTCGAGTATTCCTTTTCCTCTTCCTGGAAACTTCTTAGATTTTGCTATCATGAAAGGGATCGCAAGCATAAAGTTCTTATTGTACTCAAACGGATATAATCCTTCTTCAAACTCAATATTGCCTATTGTTACTTCTTTTCCGTTTTCATCGTATAGTTTGTACTCTACTCCGCCTTTAGAATAAATCTCCTCACGCGCGTACATTTTGCCATCGACCTTTTTTGGAAATAAGAACTTAACTTCGTGTATTCTTCCTCGTTTATATACGTATTCAATGTTTTTCCCAGGTACCACTTCGATAATAGGATATTCGGATATATCGGGATCATACGCTAACTTAAACGCGCAATCTCCTATTAATGCTTCTCTAACCGCTTCTTTTAAAACGGTATCTTTGAAGTCATGTTCTTCTTCGATTGCTTGCCATCTTTCCAAGTCGGGATTGTTGTCGGTTTCTTCTCCGTCTAATGTTTTAGTTATCTTAATATCGTTCATATCATCAACAACTATATCGACTAACTTATCAATGATTAAAGAAGGCAATCCAGTATGTATCTTTCTGAAGTTTATCCCTGTGGTTGCTACACCCGCCCAAAAACTAGTATTATTTACTCCGTCATCAAATTGACTATAGAATTGTTGTAATTCGCCAGGGTTTCCACGATACCATATCTCATTTCTAAACATTTGAGATTGTGAGCTGTCGTTGTTCTTTACCACGATAAAGTTATTCGTACTCTCTTCTTCGATTTCAAGCCAATTACGAATTGCTTTCTTAACTCTTTCATTAATCTTCATAATTAATTCCTTTCTACTCCAATCATGTGCTTGTAAGGCAACCACATATATTGCCCACTGTTAATCGTGTGGTCGTTTGCATCTTCTGGCTCTTGTTTATTCTCTTGCCATGAGTAAGTGTTTAATTCATCAATGTGTGCTTGGTTATCTTCTTCTACAATGTATTCATTCTCCGAAGCAAGCCATCCATTCTCTAACATAATTCTGTCGATAATCTTCGTTTTCTTATAACTAGGAGCAAACGTATATATCAATCCTTTTACTCGTTTGTACTTCTCTATCTCTGTGAAGGTAGCAGAATCAGCAGAATCAATATAACAACAGTCAATCATTCCGTATTTCTCTACGTTCCTATTCAAAAACGCTTCTAATAAAGGTGGTAAATCAGATGGTGCGATAGGGTCTTGCCCTGCTGCTACTATCCTCGTGTTGTTATACGTTTCTGTTGCTATCTTAATCAATTTTCCTTTTTCAGTTATTCCTCCAAACATGAATGATATTTCATCATCACTCTTCCGTGAGTAAGACGTATCTACTCCCGCAGCAAACAATCTAAACCTCATAAGCTCACTTGATTTGTTACTTGGATTAAGCCATTCCTCAAGTTGTTTTCTCTTGATGATGTTCTTATCTTGTAAGTTCAAACAAAGCCCTGTATGGCGCCCTCTTAAGCCCTGAATCTTGTTCTTGTATTGCTTGGTTCCTTTTGGTACTGAATTGATGATTTGCTCTCGCTTTTCTTCATCTAGCCCCAAGTTATCATCAAAAGAAAAGAACCAATGCGTCCATCCGCTCTTTGGTTCTGCTTTTAGTAATTCATTTGTGATTTGCTCTGGTAAATCATCAGCGTACTTCTCTAATGGTCTACTGTGATTGATGTACTCTTTGTAAATCGGTAGATTTGGATCGTCTGGATTCAATGTTGCAATCAGATAATCTCTTCTCATAAATATTTCTCTAACAAACTCCATATCGGCTACGTTTATTTCATCTATGAATACACACCCATACTGACCACCTAATACCTTTTTCCATCTGGCTTTGTTGTCGTAACCAACTACATAGATAATCTTCTTAGTTCCGTTATCTAGCGTGTAGACGATATGTGGTAGCGTGTGTTCTCCTTTTCCACTTGGATTGTATTCTATGTAACCACCGAATATATCAATAATACCTAAATCCTTATTAATGATGTTCTTTTCTATCGTTCCTAAATCTAACCCTGCTAACACGTGTAGTTTCTTTGGGCTTTCTGCAATCCTAAACATAAACTTAGGTATTCCCACTGTTGTTTTACCCGCAAAGGTTGTTCCTTCTAAAAACTCTACTTCTGCTCTATGCTTGATAAAGTCCTTATTCTTTGGTGACAATAACAACTTCATTGCTAATCATCCTTTATCTGCTCTAGGATATCTCCTAGTTTGTTTTCAATATTCACGCTTCCGCTTATTTCTTTCTTGTCGGTAAACATTGCATATCTTTTCCCCAACAACTCTGCTGCTTTAATCCTATCAGCTGTTTTTGCGACTTTTCCAGGTGTAGGGTTTCCCCCACTATCGAACAAAGTTACCTTATCCCCTTCATCTCCACGCATGATGTCAGTCAATAGTTT